ACATGATTATCCTTCGCCCTAAAGCCGGCGGCGCTATTGAGTTATATAAGCCCCAGGAATGGTGGTAGTTTCCGTGACTACCTCATCGCAGGATTTAGCCCCGTAAATACGGAGGGCGTCAAAGTCAAAAGGTCTCTGAGGCATATTGACTTCCCATTGGATTCGGCCAATATTGTTGTCTACCTTAGCAACGATTTGCCCTACCATGCTGTTAGGCCTGGTCGAGTATGCTTTGACGTGTTGTACCAGTGTGTGCTTACCATCTACGTGCGCTCCTTTGTACGGCTTAGCGAAAAGGACAATCCAATAAGGATCCGTGCGGCCCTTATTATGATTTATGATGTCTTCAATTCGCTTCTGCACGTCTTCCATGATCGCATCGCGGGTTTCCCCAGTCTCCTGAACCATTGATCAACTCCTTATCTTTGATAAGGCATTGCAGGTGCTGGATAGCCGCGGTTTCCCTGATCGGCATATTGCATGCGTCCCATGTCGCTGCTTTCAGCCATGGTATTGATCTTCTTCACTGGGTACGCGTGTCCGATACCACCGGCGCTTGGTCCTGCGTGTGGTTCAGCACGGTCGCCCTTAGCCATAAAAGCTGAGCCATAAGCGTCTTTCATTTTAGCCATTTGGTAACCCCATTTGTTGTTGCGGGACTTGTTGTCCCGGATTAACCTGCGGCGGGTTTAGGTCATTCAAAACCGTAGACACATCCGCAAGATTTGCTTGCTCAGAGATCTGAGCGACATCGATATCTTCTGATTTGGCGCGTTTTTCGTCGCCCTCGTTACCCATTTCCATCATCCTGATGAGCTTCAGGTACTTGATCAAGCGCTCATCGTCCATGCTGTCGAGTTCTTTGACCGCTTTGGCTCTTTCAAGTGCCGATCTCGACCTGTTTTCGACCGCCATCGAGTTGCGTTCTTCTTGAAGGCCCATGTTGGCAACGGCGCGAGTAAACCGCTCTTTGCTGGACGCAATATCGTTGATTGCTTTGGCGGTAACGGCCTGGGATTGCAGTTTCTGGACTTCTTCCATGTTTTTCTGCTGAGCTTGTGCCGCTTGTGCTGCTTGCTGCTCGTTTTCCAGGATCTGTTTGTTGAGTTCCGACTTCCCTTGAATGACTGCGGCTTTGACCAGCATGGATGCCGTGATTGGACCCTGAGACGGAGCGTCTGTAAGCTGTTTGAGATCGACGAGTTGGCGGAAGTACATCTGCTTCTGCGTCGAAGTGTTTAGTCCTTCCTGGATTTCAATGTCGTACTTGACGAATTCCTTGGAATAGAACTGCTCTGTAGGCTTTTTGCCAAGAATACGCTCTACTTTTTCAGGAGACCATGTCTGGATGAGCTTACAGATGTTTTTCGCCAGGTTCTTTTGGGCGAATCTCAGGTTGTCGAAGACGTCCTGAAGGTTAGTGATGGCTGCGCCTTGTCGTAGCATCATCATAATGCCCGATTCGCTTCCGCTATTCGGTACACCAAATGCCGCATCGTTAATTCCCAATGCGTTCATGACGTTTTGTTCCATCATTTCGGCCATTTGGAAGTAACTTGGCGGCAATTGACCAGGCTGAAGGCGCTCGATGGCACCAGGTTTGGCATCTTTTTTGCGCCAAATGACTTTACCCTGAGACGTTTGGAATAGCGATCTAGGATTTACTACGGAATCTTCATCCGCTATCCACCCAGAATTGACCTGAGAGTCTTGAATGTCGATCATCTGAGAGAGACGACGGTTTTTTTCGCGCTGTGGGTCAATCATGCAGCGGATTAGCGACTGAAGCTTAATGTCCCATAATTCGCACTCTGGCTCCCAGACTGCTACCATAGGATTGAATGGGTAATCGTCGAGACCAAACGGATTCTCTTCCACCTTCATGAAGATCTCGTTCAGGATGATCCTCTTTTCGATGTACTGTTGAGGCTTGCTAATCACCTGCATGTTGGGATACATCTCGCGGAAAAGCTCAAGTCTCTTACGGCCGTGCTTCCATTCGATGGACTCGCCAGATTCCATATCCACGAGCATCTTGACGTTGCGCCATTTCTTGATGTAGTGCTCGTTGTAAGCGATCATGGGCTGACCGTTAGGCTGCTGCTGATAAGGCATCCACACAAATTTATCGTCTCTAGCCCAACCCAGTCGGTAGAGTTCCCAAACTTCCTTTTCCATCCCTGGCAACAACGATGCGGCTTGTTCTGGGCCCATGTACTGGCGCTGAATCACATAGCGACAATCGCTCATGTCCAGCTTAGTCATGTAGGGGTCAACGATGAATGCGTTGTAAGGCATCCTGCTAATCTTGATGTCGCCGTTGACTGGATCCTCACGGTAGTCCATCCATACGTTCAACATGTTCCAACCGGTCTTACACGCACCGCCAAAAGCGTCGGAAATTACGCGGTCGCCATCGCATCCATTAATCACATGGAGCATTAGTTGCGTAAACTCGTCCGCAGATTCCTGGTCTTTATCCTCGGCGGGAACGGCCACTGGCATCAGCCTATGCTGACGTTGGTATCCAGTGATCATGTTGATGTTCTTCTTCACCGAATTGAAGACAAAGGCATTGCGGCCCTCTTGGTAGAGATTGGTCTTCTCTACGTTGTCCCACTGATCGCCCAGATAAAATCGAAGATCTCTATCGGCAAGAGGATAGTACGGATTCCATGCGTAGTATGCACGTTGGTAATCATAGCAGTAATCAGAGACGTAGTCGATATCTGTCGTCATAAACTCAGAAGACTCCTATAATAGTATTCGCATTGGAGGACCTATGGGACGAACACCCGAAAACATTGCTGGACACGCTTTCCATCAACTTACAGCTATTCATGAAAATGGAAAGAATGCCTTTGGCAAGACCCTGTGGATGTGCATATGTTCGTGCGGAAACTTCGTTTCTGTCAGAGCAAGCTATCTTAAAATTGGAAAAACAAAAAGCTGCGGTTGTCGTACCACCAAAACCCACGGACTTAGCAAACATCCTCTTTGGAATGTTAGAAATAGCATCAAGAGCAGATGTAAAAATTCCAAATGCAAAAGCTGGCGTTTCTATGGTGCTAAGGGAATTTCTATCTGCCAAGATTGGGACCTAGATTTTATGAGCTTTTTCACTTGGTGCATTACGCATGGATACAAGCCCGGCATGCAAATTGACAGGATCGATAGTACTAAAGATTACGAACCCAGCAATTGCAGATTCGTGACCATTCAACAAAACTCTAGTCGAGCTACATCGAAGCATAAAGTACCGATCCCTATACCCTAACGCATCTTCTTGAGAGTCTCTGCTAGAATTGCTCGCTTCTTGGTCGTTGGATTTTTCGAGTGTTCTGCTTTTTCCAACTTAGCTTCCGAGATTTTCTTTCCCTTAGCTACACCAAGTGCTTTATGCAGAGCTCCAGGAGACTTGATTGCATCTTGGATCCATTTATCTTTTGCCATAATCACTTCCGATTTTAGGGTACTCGTACTTGACTTCGTGATTACTTACACGAGGATTTTGCTTTGGCCATGGTCTTAATCTTCTTCTTCAACTTCACATCGTCCATAGCGGCTTCTTTTCTCTCGTGGGCATCCTCTTTCAGGTGGCTCACAACTTTCTTCACAATCTTTTTTGACGGAGTTGCAGCTTTGGTCTTTTTCATTTAGCAGCCCTGCTTTGCGTATTTTGCTATAGCTTTAGCTTCTTTCTTTTTGGACTCTACGCCAGTCGACGGGAAGCTAGATTTGGCTTTAGCTTCGACCTTTGCGGGTTTCACCTTAGCGCTTGGCATTTTATCCTTTGAGGATGAAGGCTTTGATCGCGTGTCTTTTTTCATGTCAATACCACAAAGTAAAATGTTTCATCTCTATTTAGTATCTCATTGCGTATTTGTTTTGCAAGCGTTCCGCCTCTGCTTCCGTCATTCCTCCGGTCCTAGTGCGGGCGTGCATAATCCCCAGGTATCTAACAGCGTCGGCCGAGTGGCTTGACCAGTCGTGAACGGGACGTTCGGAGTAGACGTTTAGGCGCTCGTTGAACTGCTTATGGTAGGCCTCTAGGCACTTGATAAGATACACGCACTTGTCGCTGTCGATCCAAAGGCGAGGAAACATGCTTCTGACCGATTCAATACCGTCGGCAATCGATGCCATCGGCACCACGTTAGTGTCTATGCCAAGTCTCCTTAGGATCTCTACTCTCGTCTCGACGTACTCGCCATTATTACGATGATTGCCGTCATGAGGCACATTGTGACTGCCATACGTAAATCCATACTTGGTTGCCTTCTCCTGTATTACGTTAGCGTAGTGACCAAGGCCTTCGTTTTGGTTGTGGTAGTAGTCGATGATGTGGACCTCTTGCCCGACGAATTGCACCCATAGGATTACCGTCTCGTCGCCAATACCAAGGTCCCAATATGTATGAACCGTGGTTCCTGGATCGTGGGGTACCCTTCCTATGCGCTTCTCTAGTTCGGCTTTGTTCAGTAGTTTGGCGTAATACGCGCCTTCCACGCCCTGATCAAACGAGCAGTAATACTCCTGCTGAATAAGATGCTCAGACATTCCCTCATCTCTTTCGGCATCCATGTCCGTTTCGTCCAATACGTCCGTGGCGTCGATACCGAGCTTAGACACAAACCAATCAGGGTTGTTTTGGCCATAAGGTATAGATCATAAG